ATTTTAGACAACTCTTTTTGTCAAAAGTTGAACTTGCACTTGCAAAAAAGTTTCAAAAAATTTTTGCGAAAATCTGAACAAAATTCTCAAAATCTCAAAAACGGTTTTTCGTGCCGAAATCTGAACCCAGGGGGGTATCAAATTTTTTCCGAATATTTGGGCGAAAATTTCAAAAATTTTTTAAAAATTAAAAACCGGAAATCCTTTTTCAAATCTTAAGGTAGGGGGGATCGAAAATTTTTCCGAAAGTTTTCCGAAGTAAAAAGCAAAGCTTTTGCGGTATAATCGCTTTTGTTTAATTCATCTATCAATTTCTCTCTTGTCATTCCAGGGTTTGTCTTCTGCACATACATTAACAATTCATCTATTTTGTCCACTATGCCGCCCTCCAATCAATGTTTGCCATCAAATCATCCAGCAAATAAATCAAATCTGCCCCATACAGGCTTATCCAGTCCGCGAGATACTCTTCCTGCTCAATCGGCATATGAATGTTATAGGAAAAACAAAAACAATGGCAAAGCTCATGAGCCAGTATTTTGCGCAAATAACCATTTTTCGGTTTATCTGAAACATATATAGCCCTGTCGTTCCAATCTGTCACGGCAAGGCTGGTAGAGCCATCAGAGCGAATCAGCTTACCGCTTGCACTGTGAACAAATTCTATTTTCCATTCAATACCATTTATTAAAAACATATTTTACCTCCAAAAAAGAAACCACCAGCCAAATATCAGCTAGTGGTTTCTAAATTCATGCTTATTTTACCTTTTATTCTTCAATAAGTAGGTAATTGATGTATCTTGTCGCCGTATCGTTGAGGTCTCTATTAAAATCAAGCAGATCAAGAGCGTATTCCGGTGGATATCCATAACTGGCGTAATATGCCCTTTCGATTGCACGTAAGTTGTGCAGATCCGATAATTCCACGAGAATCTTGTGATATAAAAATTTTCGAGTCCAACCAAACCGTTCCAGGATTATACTTAACTTCCAGTTGTTCTTTGAAAACCATGTTTCCGTTTCATGTTTCCATCGAATCTCCCAGTGCTCAAACGGGTCTTTCTCCGTAATTGCAGGCTGCGGGTTTTTCAGCGCCTGTTCCATGTCGTGGAAGCGATTGATGTATTGAGCTGTGAAAGCCGTTCCCTTTACTCCGGTCAGCTTGTGCGCGATAAATTCGCATCCTTTCTTCGTGATGTCATAGCAAGGTCTGCTTTGGTTGTTAGCATCTTTATATGTATTTTCTCGAAAGAAATCAACCAACGCAATTTTGCTCTCGTTGCCCAAGCCAATATTGGCTTGGGCGATTTGCGATGTATATCGCCGTATATCTTTCAATAATTTGCCGTGTTCTTTCCCAACCATTTCCGAAACTTCCATACTGGTTAACGTCTGTTCTAATTGTTTCATATGAATATTGTTCATCAGCAAATCCCCCATTTCTGTTTGAATGAAAGTATCGTGTTCAAAATGAAATGCAAAAATTTTTCGTCCTGTATGTTCTGGATTTCCGTTATCAGCTGTTCTTTCATCTTGCACCGCCTTTCTTGTCGGATGCAAGGTTACTTGTAAAAATCCAGACACATCTTAAAAAGTGTTCGCTGATTACATTCAGATTTTTGGTAATTTCTTCAATATACATTTCTCTCATAGATTTTTCCTGCCTTTCAATTTTTTCTTGAAAAGAGATACTCTCTATGATAAAATATTTCACAGAGAGTTATCTCGGTTGATAAGAAGTTGTTTTCGTTGGTAGCGTGGCAACTTCTTATTTTTTTTGACCTTTTAGCTTTTCAATCCCCGCCCTTATAAGTTCTAATATGGAATATCCACTTTCTGATGAAAATTTCATAATTTCATCTTTTTCTTGCTTCGATACTCGAACATAAAGTCTTTCATTCATAGGATTGTCAACTTTAGGTCTGCCTGTGCGTGGAGACATTCTCAGCACCTTCTTTCTGTACGCACATTTAATATATAATAGTACGCACAAAAAGTCAATACCTTTTTGAAAAATTTCCAAATCCACAAATCACTAGCTGATATTCAGTTGTCAATGTTCAAACAAACAGGGGCATTTCTGCCCCTGCCATTACATTTTGGAAACAAGCGTTGACAGCTTGCTTTTTGTCATTGTGCGCTCTTCCGGCGTCATGTCGGAGATAAGTTCCGCCATATCCTCCGAAAGCTCTTTCATGTATTTTTCAAGGTCATGCATCTTTGCGTCCTTGTCCTCCGGCGTATTGCCTTTGTGAAGCTCTTTGCTTTCCATGTAGCTTCTGCGGCTCATTCCGCTTTTACCCTCTCTGCGGTCACGCATACCGCCATCTGCCGCAATTGTAGGCTCTGTGTAATACATTTTGCCAGAGTGACGATCCATATCACGGTCGTGTTCCATTTCCCGGTACATTTCCGGTGTCATGTGCCAGTACGGAGGTTCTTCATATCCGCGGCGCGTACCTCTTCCCTTTGGCGCGAATCTGCCGTCTGCATACCGGTAACGGTCATAATACCGTCTGCCGTCTCCGTAACGCTCAAACATATCAAGAACCTGCTCTGGGTCTGATTCGTCCATTGATTTTGTAAGCGTCCGGTAATACATGGCTTCCGCAAGGTCTTTAAGCATGTCCGTGACTTTTCCCATCTCTTCTGTATCTACACATTCGATACCTTTTGCAAACTCACACTCTGCGCTTTCAGACAGTTTTTCGATCATTTCGTGCATTCTCTTAATATCCATAAAACCGCCCTCCTTACGCTTCCCGGACTGCAATTAAATTGCTGTTCTGAACTTCGATTGCCTGCGTAGACGTATTCTGTACCGCTACCGTAACACAACAACCGCGAGGAACGTCCACATATGCCTGCGCCGAAACGTTAAAGAAGTTTTCAACTGCCGCCGGTGTAACAATCATTCGAGTTGACTGCAACGGTTCTCCGTCAATTGCAATAGCCAGTGAAATAGCTTCAACTGTGCCACCGGTAGGAATTTGAATGTTTCCGGAATAAGATACCAAAAATCTTGCCCGGCACTGATTTGTAAGTCCTCTTAATTTAACAATGCCACTTCCCTGTCTATGAACAATGCATTTTGTTGCGCATACCGGAGTTTCTGTAAATGCTACATCTTCGCCCTGTGCAACTGTTTGTAATGCAATTCCTGTAAATTCTGCCATAATATGACCTCCTTATTTTAATTCTGCTATTGTTTTTGTATCGGAGCTCGAAAAAACAAATCCGTGGTCTGGAGAAAATTTTTCCATCAATAGCTCAGAATAATCTTTTTTTGCCATTTTTTCTACTGATCCAGTTATTTCCGCAAGAGTTTTAAGCTCCGAAATGTTAAGCTTTTCAAAATCAATCTTTTTGATTGCTTCGATAAATTTATTTTTAATTTCGTCCATGTATTCTACCTTCCTATTCATGAAATAAAGGGCAAACATATTTCAGTCTGCCCTTTGCGCTTATAAGTAATACTGCTTTTGCAGACATAGTCGAGTTAAACTCAATTAAGATACTCAATTATTCAATTTTGTGTAGCAACTACTTTTAGCAGCTACATCCTGTGTTGCATCCACAACCATACGCATAAGCGTTAGGATTTGGCACAACATATGCCGGGATTGCAGCTGGATTTACAGCGTTGATGATCTGCTGGGTCTGTGCCGACATTGCAGTAGTGAGCAATGCAGACTGGCGATCCTGTGAAGCGGCTCTTCTTAAGTCGTTATTTTCTGCCTGTAAGGAAGAAATCTTTTCCTGGCACAGGTAATCAAGGATTGCCCTTGTTCCTGCCTGCTGACTGTCAATAATGTCTCTCGTGTTGCTGTTCATGGTGTTCTGCAGCGCACAGGTGTTCTGCGCCATATTGTAGTTCACGCCCTGGATAGCTTCTCTGGTCTCACAGCAGCAATTAGCCAGCTGGGACTGCAAAGCATTCTGTGCCTGCATAAGTGTTACATTTGTGGTATTAAATCCCTGCTGCGTCTGATATCCAAGGTTGCAGATTGCATTGTCTACACCATGGAAACCGTTCATAACGGCGGTATTCTGTGCGTAAAATCCATCACAGAGACCATTTGCAATACCATCTAACTTCCCGATGATAGCCTGCGTGTCAAATCCACGCTGAATTGCAGAGTCGGTGTATGCAGATGCTGTCGCTCCCATGCCTCCGTTTCCTCCCCAGCCATTGCCGCCAAAGCCGCCCCAGCCAAAAATCATAGCGAAGATAATGATAGCCCACCAGCCATCGCCGCCCCACATGCCATCATTGTTTCTTCCGTTTCCTGTCACTGCTGCAATATCAGCAAGACTAGGAGATGCGTTTCCATTAAACATTTTGTTTACCTCCATCTGATTTATTTACAAATGGGATAACCGGTTATTGTGCGCGCAACCCAAAATGTACTAATGATTAAACATACTCATAACCTTTTGCTTTGCTTCATCTACTGTAATTCCTCTTTCTTTGCAGAGATTCTCCGCCATTGTCTTAAGTCCGACCGTATCTCCGCTTTGATACATCTGCATGGCATTTTTAGCCATTGGATTGTTTTGCATCTGCGGAGAATTTATCATTTGGTTCAAAATCATTTGCATCAGATTCATTCGGATTCACTCTCCTTTTTAATTTGAGAAGTTTTTTTCTGTGGAACCGGAATTTTACCAATACGTTCCTCTAACTGTTCAATTTTCCCAAACAGTTCGTCAAACTTTCCCATAAATGCCCCTGTGCACTCGTCTGATAGGTCAAATTTCATTTTTTCCGTCTCATGCGATAAATTGTTAGTCATATCATTTAAAACAGGCTTAAAAACGATTGTGCGGATTGTACCATCTGAGTTCCAGCTTTTGGCGTATATTTCCGACATATCCTGCTTTGGGAAAAACGCCACGCTTCCATCCATCGGCACATCGTTTGCAGTAATATTTTCAACAGAAGGCACAATTTTCCCATTTATTCCAATAGGCGTCATTTGTGTCTGCTGAATTTGCTGTGTTTGCGCCGGTTGAAAATAATTTTGCGGCTGTTCAATTCTTTGCTGATTACCATATGGATTATACCCATATGATGCCTGATAAGGAATTTGCTGACTATATCCCGGTGCCGGATAAACTCCGTTCATGTTCATTTTCTTCAACCTCCTCCAAAACATCCTCGATTGCGTGAATGATAGATGACTGCGTTGACAAATCTAATGATTGCAATTCTTTTCTGGCAAAAATTTTCTCAAGAACATCGTCAGAAAACATTATCATCCCTCCCTTTGCTTATATTGTGGCATAAAAAAAGACGGTAAAACCGCCAGAATACCGTCTAAATAACGCCTGTTTCCCGCCGTATCACCGCCAAAATTGCAATAAAAAAAGAACGCCTTAAGCGTTCGTACGTTTGTTCGTGTTACCTTTGGTGTTACCTTTGATTTTTACTTTCAGAAAAGGCACCATTCAGAATCTCCTTTCTTCCAGTAAAATCAAGGCTTCACAAGGTTTTCAATTTTAAAAAAATAGTAGCGGAAGGGAGATTTGAACTCGGTATCAAACCCCGCAAACCCGCATAAATACTAGGTTTCTTTACACCTAAAGGTGTTACCTCGTGTTACCTTTTACATCGATAGTGCTTTCGCAATGTATTCTTGCATCTCACTCTCTGTTTTATTATTAAAATAATAATGGTCAAGCGTTGTTCTAATATCAGTATGACCCATTTGTGTTTTTATTACAGATTCTGGAACATTTCCATCTATAAGCTTTGTAGCATATGTCTTTCTCGCCTTATGAATTGATCGCTCACCAATTTTAACTTTATCGCAGATCACATATAAACGTCTTGTAAATGCTTGTCCTTTTATCCTTTTACCGTTTTTCATAAAAATATATTCTCCAAAAGGGTTAAGCATTTTTATTTTTCTCATAAGTTCATTGGTATCTTCGGTAATTATAACATCTCTAAATCCGGCATCGCTCTTTGGAAAATTCTGAACATCAAACACATATTTGCCACTATCATCTCGGTATCGTATTTCTGTCTTTGATATATGTATCTTATTTTCTGCAATATCTGACCATGAAAGCGTGGATATTTCTCCAACCCTTAGTCCGGTTTTAAATGCCAAAATAATTCCAAGTTCAATCAATGTAGGCTGGTCTTCCATTATGAATTGTTCAATCAAAAGCTCTTCATCCTTAGAAAAAACTAATTCGTTGTCAGACTTATGATTCCTTTTAAATGACTTCTCCGAAATTTCCAAATCACCCATGAAACTGGTTATGCTCAAGCTGGTATAATGTTTTTTCTTTGCATATTTGAAAATTCCGTTAATCAATATCCGCATATCGGAGTACGCTTTCTGCGTAAGTTCCAGCTTTGAAATAGCTGTTTTTATGAATGATTCCAATATTTCTTCGTCAATATACCGGATTTTTCTATTTGCAATCGGCAAATACTTATTTTCAAAAAATCTTTTAAAATTCGTTTCGTACTTGTCCTTTGTCTGCCTTGTTATTTCACCATATTCCAATTTTTCAGAAATCCAGCTAGAATATACTTGGCTGATTGTCGGTTCATCTTCCATGGCTTTATAAAACTTCACTATCTCGTCTTCTATCGCCTTTTCAGATGTTCTTTTTACAAGTTTTTTCCCTCTCTGGCTTTCTTCGTCGGGCAAATATGTGTAAAACTTACCGTCTTTTCCTTCCCAAATGCTGTAGTTATGTTTTTCAATAAATTTCTTCCTTTCGTTCATCTCAATTTTTTTCTGAATGGTGTCTATGTCGATAATACCATTTTCAATGGCAAAATTCAACAATTCACTTTTAGAAAGATTTTCCGTTTAAATCACCTTCCAATCTCTTTACTTTTTGCTTTATATCAAAGATACGCCTTTCTACTGTTCTTAGCGGAATACAAATTTTCATTGATATTTCTTTTGGTATAAATCCACGGGCAAGAAGAGAAAATATTTCCTCTTCCTGCTCCGTAAAATTGGCGTTTTCAATAATTACTTCAAGCTCTGGCTTAGTCAGTTTTGAAAACTTCATAAGCCAATATCCTCCAATATTTTATTCCTCTCCCTGCCAGATCTTCGGTGTCCCGTCTGCATTGAGCATAACGGTACATCCGGTACCATTCCGCTGATACACCAGATACATGACGCCTGTGTCTTTGTCCGCATAGATACCGTAATCCCGCCAACCTTCTACCAATACCATCGTATTATCCTGCCCTGCGCTGACGTTTGCCATGTCACTGCATCCGGCGATCAAGAGTGTTGCTGTTAAAATTGCTGCTAAAATTTTCTTTTTCATAACTGCTCCTTTTCCCTGTTAAAGTTCTTCTTCCTCAGTGCCCGTATTTTCCTCATATTCCTCTTTGTTGATGGTCCTGATACATTCCTCACTCCTCCTTAATCAATCGCTTTCATCTGCTTTTCATCGTACGGCTTACCACAGAATGGACACCGCGGCAGTAACACCGGCATCTTCCGTTCTCTCTTCTTGCCTTTTTCCTTTACCACAAATTCCAGATACGCTTTCCCAGACAAAAGATCTGTCGGTGCTTCCACGCTTTCGTATCTTCCTGCTTTCTGAATTTTCTCAATTGCTTCATTCATGCAATTACACATTGTTATTCCTCTCTTTCTTGAGTTTAAATACTATATAATCCCTGGTACTCATAAAAATACTCTTTGCTATAAAATTCCTCATTTCCCAAGTCATTCTTTACAAGAATATCCCCATCGTAGCCAAGCACTGTATATTGCCGTCCCTCAGTAAGGTTAAACTCCTCTGCGCGCTCATTTGCAGTTACAGGCTGTCCTATTTCAACTACTACAACAGTATCCTTTTTTACGCCGTTCATGTTTTCCTCTCTTTCTCGGTTAAAGGTCAGTTTAAATGCTCTTCCAACCGTTTTGCAGCTTCAGTCATTAAACCTTCAAAGTTTGTAACCGGCATACCCATAACTAATACTGCTTTAGCCATAATTTTTTTACCTCCAACTAAGATAATTTATATCTGTCTCTCGCCGCGGAACGAAACATCATAAAAAGCATTTCCGATAATGCTTTTTCTCTACTTCTGCGCTTTGCTTTCTTGATTACGGTCAGTTCTCTCCAGTTATTCCGCCAAGTGCTTTCTGTTGGCACAATCACGCCAACAAAATATGGGATTTCTTTTGATACAGCCGCATATACTTCCTCCGGCATTACAAGATAATTGTAGTCACCGATGAAATTCAAACCATGTCCCGAATGAAAATCCTCAACAGAAGATTTTATCTCGTAACAGTAAAAGTCCCCTTTCTCAATCCCAGAGACTGTATTGTTCACAGGCTTAAATCTCATGTAATCCACTCTGATTGCGTGTCCTGTGGCATAATCAAACGTGACTTCTTTAGCCATATAAATTCTTGTGTCGTTTTTGGGATTTATATATCTTTCAAGCGCTAAAGAAAGTTCTTTCGTAACTTCTGGTCGTTTGCTCATATTTCCTCCGTGGTCATGTTTTTAATCAAATAAGAAACATCAGATAACGTAGCGTTATGAATGTCACAATCCACTGCTCCATCATCATTGTATTGAGCAAATAATTTTTTCATATTATCGTCAATGTTTTTATTTTTAGCTTCATCGCATAAAGTCTCGGCTTCTCCAATACAATTCCACAATGCTGTATTCAGTTTTGCCAATCTTTTCGCAAATTGTTTGTCTGTCATATATGACTACCTCACTAAGTTTTAATTTACCTCCGGTTTCTCACACCGATCAAACTCGATAACCCATACATAAGGATTCGCATCCCAACCGTAACGGTCAAGGTCAGATTTCTTGATGGTGGAATTCCATAATGCTTGCATAGCTCCTATTGGAGTTGTGTAGCAATTATGCATATCTGTTTCTTGCTTCCAGGCAAATCCTGTTGGACATTCATCATACTGTATGCCTTCACGTTTTGCTTGCTCATCGGTTATCTCCTGCAACCGCTCCACTCTCACATTCATAACCTTAAGCCAGATGCGTGCGGCTTCTTTTGGCATGTAAATGGATGGTTTCCATTTTGTAATATCTGCAATATCATTTCTTTGCCAATCTTCGTAGTAATAGTATCCGTTCGGCGCCTTTTTCCATGTTTCACGAACATACAGGATATCGCCCGGACAGATAGGACAGGTTCTCTCCGCCGTACTTAACTGTTCCATCTGCTCCTTATCTGCAAAGTTATGTACTGCATAAGTTCTCTTGTCGGCATTGTAAAATTCCATATCCGGCACAGTACACTCATTGGCATCTTTGCAAATTCGCCTTGTGCAAGTCTTCCTTCCGTCCAGAATTGCCCTCACCATTTCGGTACTAATTTGTTTGTTGAATAAAATCGGTTTAATTGCCATCTGCACCGCCACCTTTCACAATCTCGATTGCTTTGTCCATTCCGTAAATTCTTCCTCTATCAATGTCTGCTTCTGAAATTTTAAGTGTTTCCAGCATAAGGCTTTTTCTATCTTCCAACTGCTCCACAACCTTGTCTACATCATAAGCCGTCGGATATTCTTCTAGTAAATACAATACTGCATTTGTATTTACTAAAGTTCCATTGCTTAAAGTAACCGATTTTAAATCTTTCTTTAGTGCATCTGCATCAATCAGTCTCATCGTTCGCCCTCCCAATCTAATTTTTGACCGCAATTCCCACAGAAGCCTGTTTGTCTGTCCAAAAATTCAACACCACATTTGCATTTTCCAACACCCCAAACCAATTTTTTACGTGATAGCTTATATGGAATCTGCTTCTCCATCGCCGCCTGGCATTCTTCCGGCGTGCCGATTGCGCGGTACTGTTTTAACTCTTCCAAGGCCTTGATGATCGTATTTCCAATATCCGAACCAGGAAGAATTCCCAACATGCTCTTTTGCCTTTTAGAGTTTTTCAAATATCCAAGTGCTTCATTCTCCGTCATACTCACACCTCCAACAGTTCCGGATTGTCAATTTTATTGCCGATAACCTCAAAATTCTCTGAATCAAAATCATCCAGTTCCTCATAGTCATCACAGCCCGGCTCATTCGTGCACCATCCGTTTTCATGCCAAACGACACGCTTTCTCGTCTCATCTTCTGGAAACTCAACGTCGATATGCCCTGAAAGAATATCATTCTCAAAAATCAGCTTACCGTTCATGTCCTCACGTCCTGTGCACTGGCAGATAGTAGATGCATCTACAACACAACGACAGAAGAAACCCAAACTATCCTTTGCGTAGAAATAATAACTTTCGTTGCCCTTTTCCGTGCAAAATGGGTATGACAGATATCCTTCCACCCATTTTCCGTTATCGATCCGCTTACCGCGATATAAATATCTACTCTCCATGATTTTTCTCTCCTTTCTCTGTCACATCACTGCACGGACAATCGAATTTAGTACACCATCCACACGGCAATAAATACGGACATTTATTCACTAAAATCACTGGCTTCCTCCATTTCTTTCAGCTTCGCTTCGGCTTCCGCTCTTGTTAAAAACCAGGTTTCCTTGTACATTTTCTCTGACAGGATTCGGTCTGTAGCATATTCTCGATCCTTATCACACTCCATGTACCATCCTTTTTCTGTAAAAGTAATCAAGGCTACTTTCTGATGATAAACTTTGTTGTTCTCCGGGTGCAGACTTAAAATATTTAATTCACAATTGATTTTGCTAGGAATTATATATACATCTGAGCCAATTCCACACGGCAACCGCAGAAGTAATCACTGCTCCTCGGCATCCTCATCGCGTTTCAGCTTTTCTCTTAAGTCTGCCATTGCCCACATATTACGGTAGAACACGGCAATCAGACCACGGACATCTGAAAATGGGTCTATTGTTAAATTGTCCAGTATTTCCTCGTCAAACTCTGTATCATCTACTGGCAACTCATCTTTTGTCAATGTGACCATGAGGTTTCTGGCGAAATCTCGTGCATCCATTTCCATCTCATAATCTCTATATCTGGCATTACCTTCGCTGTCTACATAGCAACTGTTATGTGCCAGCTCAACCATTGACATATCAGATACGCTTTTATTTGTCGTTAATCTCTCCATACTATCCCTCGCTTTCTGCCCGAAGCCATTTAAGCCATCCTTTTTTATTCCAAGTGCTTCCACCAAGTACGTCTTTCGTCACAGCATCAAACCATTTTGCCAGTTCCTCATCCGTCATGCTCCGGATCCGGTCTGCATTGGTCATGGCTTTATAATGCTCACAGTTGCGCTCCATGTCTAAATGTGGGCTGTCGTTAATCTTCGGACACCACTTACCGACAATTACATCATCTTTATTTGACAGATTATATAAGTTATTGCAGTTCTTACACTTCGGCATCTTTTTTTCTCCCTTCCGTGTCTTTATCTCCAATCAATTTTTTGACCACATACATCGCAAAATGAATACCTGCCTTTATTTCTGTAGATGTCACGTATATGTTTTTTACATGCAGGGCAGTAGAATTCTTTCCGCGCATACCTGGTTGCCACTTTTCTTGGCTGCTGTTTCATTTTTGTGTCCCTGCATATCTGCAATGCTTTCACAGCTTTTGTTAAAGCTTGGAGCATATCTCTATTATCTTTTTGGGCTTCTATAGCTTTTTCCAATATTTCTATGGCATCATTTATCGACATTCATTTTCCCTGCTCCCTTCCGCACCGCAGCTGATACGGCACCTCTCTGAATCTCTTAAGCGCGTCGCCGCTATAGTTGCGCATTTTTTCTTTCATACCTTTATCTCACTTTCACATCAGTGTCATTTCTGCGAATTTTAAAATCCAACCCACACTCTTCTTTCAAGATCTGTATCTGATCTTCCCATGTAGCATAATCATCCATGATGCATTCTGCCTTTTTATTGAAGCGATCAACAAATCTCTGTATGCGGCTTTTACCAAAGTCAAACTCATCGTGCAAAACCATTGCAGACAAAATCGTTACCGTGTCTATGGTATTTAATTTAATCTTGCTAACGCATTCATCTATTGCATTCTTGGGTAGCGCAAGTGGTAATTTTGTTGCGCCGCGAAAGCGGCACTCTTCTTCCAGAGAGTCAATTCCCTTCTCCTTTGCAATTCGCAGAGCATATGCCATTCCCTCTCGCCTAAGTTCTTCATCTTTATTTCTCATGAATCAGTTCTCCTTTCTTTTTCATCTCAATCGAATCGAGTTCCAAAAAGGACTGTGCATATATCTTTGAATTCATTTTCACGATCAGAAATTTGACCATCCAATTCATCGAGCCTATTAAGTAATGCTTTCTGGTATTCTTTTTCTGTAAAATCCGTATTGCGTTTTCTTCCCCTTGTTCTTATTGGAAGTTTTACATTTTCTCCGTTTTCCAATAAAATCCCAATAATTTTGTGCCTTGGGACGTCGTTTAGTTCCGCAAGAATCTCCAACTGTTCACCTTTATGCTTTGCATGTCGGTACCTGTTGCAAATTTCGCATTCGCCCATCTCCATCATTTCTTATCACGCCCTTCCATAACATTTGTTTCCGCCAAAGTTTTTTCTAATTCATCATAGTCATAAGATCTCTGATGAAAGTTATTAAATTTGTTTTTTGATCTTGTGTTGCTTTCTTTCTCCTGCTTCTCCCAACTCCTTAATGCGGCTTTCCAGTCGGTTATTATTTCTCCATTACGTTTCCAACCTATTGATTTGTAGTAATCAATAAATGATTCTGCGCTAACACCATTCTTCCTCTTACGGCAATAATCAGCCACTTCCGCCAATGACGGTATGCACGCTTCAACTTCTTTCCCCGGCGAGCATCCTGCGCTCCTTATTGCATTCACTCCGGAAAAATTTTTTGAAGCATCGAATGTGTATGCGCCATTTCTTTTCGTATAAAGCATTGATTTTTCTTCTGCATAATTGGTTGGCTTATAACGGTCTTTTTGAATGCAGTTATGTAATTTCCAATGTTTTATGACAATAACATTAGATCCTGGAAAAGTAAGAACATAATGTTTGTCAATGAGAATTTGCAAGTCTTCCTTTGAAGCCTGGCACTCTCTTACTGTTTTATTGGCGCAGTCAACAAAACCATCGTCATCTGCCCGTATGCATAAATGAAAAAACAACCCCTGCGCTGTGAGCGGCATGTCAAGAAAAGCATCTGACGTCACTAAATCTATACGAAACATCCGCTTACTTGCCATAATATCTCCTTCAAGTTCCAAAAAATTATCACTTTTCTACTTCCAAAAGCTCAATGACACGCGATCCTGCATCTTCCGGTCTGCAAAAAACAAATTTCACGCCGTACTTAAGCTGCATTGTCAGCATTGCTTTTCCAAGGACTTCCCCGCTTGTTGGCGGTGCCTTTGGAAGCGGTACATTCAACCACTTTCCAATACCATGCATGTACTTTATCTTGTTGTATCTATCAAGCCTTGGATTGTGCCAATGAAAAACGTCTTCAATAGTTTTTATTCCATCCATGTTCTCAACCAAAACATACAGTGCTATATTGTTGTTCTGCGCCAAAATACACTCGTCTCGGAACCTTGGATGCTGTTTTCCGCAGACGTTTCCTGTAATCTCCTGCATGTCCTTCTTAGTATCTACAGCAACCTTGTAGCTTCCAATAAAGTCCATCTTCTTAACTTCCATCTTTCTTGCTGACTTTCGTCTTATAACGTCAAGAACGGTTCCTTCCGCGATAACGTAATCTCCAACTGGAAGAGGTGCTCGTAGCACCTCTATGTCATTACGATCAAAATAGCGATTCTTAAGTATGTGCTGACCCTCTTTCTGACCTTTGTCCTCGATCAATAACATACATATCTCCCTTCTTACTGTATTAGCTTATCCAGATCAGTTTTTATGTAAAAGGCAACTCTTCCTCAATTCCATCTGGAATAGTCATAAAACCATCCGAATCTGTCATAGGCTGCGGTTTGTAACTTCCGTTGTCCTGCGAAGCCTGTTTGCTCTCTGCAAATTCACAGCTTTCGATCAAACACTCATTGGTGTACACCTTATTACCGTCTTTGTTGGTGTAACTTCCGGTCTGCCAGCTTCCTTCAATTACAAGCTTTGTTCCCTTTTTGCAATATTTTTCAAGAAACTCTGCTCTTTTACCAAACGCAAGACAATTGATAAAATCTGCCGTTGGCTGTCCATCCTGCTTAAATTTCCGGTCAACCGCCAGAGTAATTCTACCGATAGCTGTTGACTTCTCGCCCTGCGACCATCTTACTTCCGGGTCTTTGGTGCATCTTCCCATTAAAATCACTTTATTCATTCACTTATTCCTCGCTTCCTTAAAACGGGTAAAGGTTCATATCGACCTCTAATCCACGTTCCGCCACGTAAACATCTGATCCATATTTAACTGTTTCTTCTGTCTTTTGTTTGAATAGTGCGGGATCTCCGCTTTTATCTGATAAGTGAATTAGAACGACATTTCTTAATGCCGGGTTATCGTTAGTAGAAATAAATTTAAGTGCCGTATCAAGGCTCATGTGACCTCGTAGGCGGTGTTCGTAGTTTGGCTCGTCCCTGTCAACGAACTGCATATCATAGTTGGCTTCCACCATGATGTGATTAACACCATTAAATCTCCATCTGACGTATTCCGTGTCTGTTGCATACACAAGGCTTCCCATCTCTGGATGCGTAATGTAAAACCCAACGCACGGGCACTCTGAACCGTCTCCGTTGTTATGTAGCCATCTTCCAGATTTATCACGGTTTTCAAATGCTCTTATGTCAAAATTTCCTTTTCTAAAACGCATTTCAGAATCTTTTATCGGCTGTCTGCATGGTTCAAAAACAGGAATGCCAGCTTGCACATATTGTAAGCTATAAAGACTATGGTCAGTATGGAAATGGGTAGTAATCACAGCCTTAATTTTCATCACATTGAAATCCAGTGCTTTCTTGACTTCCATGAATGGCAACCCAGCTTCGATTATCAAGGCTTCGTTTTCATTCTCCAGAATGTAGCAGTTGCCGGATGAACCAGAACCTAAAACTTTAAGTCTCATTAAAGAACTCACTCCTCACATCAATAATCTGTCTCGTCTGTCCCAACAATGTCCTATTGTGCTTTGCTCTCTGCTCATTGTCACAGATAAATTGCTTGCAAATTTCTGGTCGAACCGGATAGATTCTGCATTTCTCGCAACTCTTATCCGTATCAAGAAAAGGACATGTCATATCATACGTTCTATTCGCAGTGGGAAGAAGATGTTTGCACTCTTTGATATGGTTCTTACGAACATATCTGTGAATAGCAGCTACCTCTTTTCTGCTCATTGGTAAAAGGTTGGAACAGCAGTTACCGCATTGGCTACATTTTCCATCTTTGCAGAAGTTATAAATATTATCTTTCATGCCTTTCTGCACGGCTTCTAAGACTGACATAACTTCCATAGGCTACTCCAATTCTTCATCCGCCGGAAACTCAAATACTCCACTCAAACCCATAGTGAGTTTTTCGTCAATTCCATCTGGCGGTGTCTGCCCCATCTTTACAAGATTATGGCACACATAAGCCATTCTTAATTCTTCCATGGCTTCTTCTGCTTTTTCTTCCGTGGAATATTTAGCAACAAGCATATCGCCAACAAGTTGTTCTACTCCTATTAGGTTCTTATTCAGAAAGTAGATATCTTTCTGAAATCGCTGAATAATTACCTGTTCATACGGCAAATCAATCGTGCCGTCCTGGCTAATAACTCTCATTTGGCTTTTCTTCCTTTCTTTTTTATTTTTCCTATTCCTTTAATAATCCTTGAAATATAGGATTGTGAAATTCCAAGCATTTCTGATATTTCGCATTGTGTTTTTCCGTCCACAAAAAACATAATAAAAATACGTTGTTCTCTCGGACTCAATTCCTCAAAAATCTGTTGAGCAAGCATGGAATTAACTGTATTTTCTTCATAATCATTACGATCTGCTATCATTTCTGCATAAGAAACGCTTTCGCCATTTCCTATATCCACATTATCATCTAATGAAAATGCTGCTTTTACGGATTTTTTGTTTTTTCGGAATGACAAAAGTATTTCATTTCTTACAATAGGAAAAGCATACGTTGAAAATTGATAACCTTTTGAAACATCAAAAGTATTTATAGCCTTTAACAGACCAATAATTCCTGTCTGAAACATATCCTCGTCCGATGCCGGAATACTCAACTTCTGCATAACTGAAAAAACAATACTGTAGTTTGAAAGAATTATTTGCTCTTTGGCATACTCCGAACGGCAAGTAATCCATAGGTGCAATGCATCCTGCTTACTCAATTCAGATTTTGGAAAGTTCATTCTATCCTCCTACTTCATGAAGTCCGGCAAATCATATCCATTCTCAATGACTTCTGCCGCTACCCTTTCCGGTGTCTCTGCCATCTTTGGCTCTTCCACAGTTTCGGCAACTTCCGGCTCAACAGGAAAATCCTCTGTGTTTGCGTTCTCTGCAATTTCTTCCTGTGTCTGCTGATAGGTCTCATCCATCTGCATAAGAGACTGTTTTGCAATAGCATTAAGGTCTTTTGGATGCTTCTTGATTGCGTTATTACGCATCTTACGAACAATCATGGATTCCGATGTATCAAGCCATGCGGCACTCATGTACGGTCTTGCAACTTCACAAGCAAGCATATCTTCAATAGTATTACAGTTTAAAAGTGTTTTCAGAATTTCATTTTTCTTTTCTGCGATAGCTTTCTTTTCTTCATCCGTAGCATCATATCTCGTTCTAGGTACAACCTTTCCACTCTTATCTTTTTTTGTTCCAAGTAAACCGAAAGTTTCATTCAACAGATTATTACGGACATGAGCAAAAAGATTTCCTTTTACGCTTTCACGCTCTGCGATCATGTACTCGATTTTTCCATCATTCATTTCAACAGGATAAACAACACGGATTACTTTCTGTGACAATCCTTTTTCTTCCCACTCCGGCGGCGTAACTTCAACGCCTCTGTGCTTCGGATATGTAAACTCATCCCCTTCTTTCACAAGCCATACTGGATATACCTTTTTAACATCAACACCAAAGTTTCGGAGAAGCGCATCGTTTCCGTCTCCTTCAATTCCCATTTCTACTTCCTTGTACCAGTTTCCGTTTGCGTCCTGCTTGCTTCTCAATTGGAAATAGCACTCTCTTGGCACAGCATTGGCGTTAAGTCTAAGGCTTGATACCTGTCCAATAACCTGTCTCAAATTAGAACCATTCAAGTTGCTCATAGCGGCTTTGTTGGATGTAACAAGGTTGTAAATCGCGCTCATAGATGCCATAGCGCACTGCTTGGAATAATCATCAAACACAAGTCCATGCTCCGCAAAATCACGCTCCATAAGTCCTGTGTACTGGTTCGCATAATAAGAAAGCTGTGTATTCATTTCCTGTTTTCCCTGTGACGCCACTTCCTGCTTCTTTGCTTCTGCCATAATTACTCACCTGTCCTTTCCTTAAATCTCGTTAAATTTCTGCACCGCATACAAATCGTTTGGAGTCTTTGCATACACATTGCCATCAACTATCACAAGGTAATCAACACCCTCTTTCTTAAGTTCTACCTTGCATGAATTACTATTTACATAAAATCTCTTTGTTTTGATAACCATATCTATTCCTCGCTTTCTTCAAATTCTTTTAACTGTTCCGCTAACTTCTTGCATTCATCCGTGACATATTCCTCCGTGCGAATGACAGCCTCATCAATCGGATATCTACTCGTTACCCTTTTCTTTAACAAATACATGTCCTTTTTACTTGGAAACAAATCTATTGCACGGTCCAAATCATCCGCGTCTCCATAGTGCGCACAGTCAAATCCGAACCACCACAAATCACTTTCAATCGGATAATCTGAATGTTCTCCACCGCCTGCGTATGTAATACCGCCGTGGCACTGAAAATATGCTTCGATGCGGATTCTCTCGTCCTCGTCAAGGCAAGCACCGATCAAAGGGAAAATTCCACTTACCGCTCTGTCTACAACATCAGATTTTTTGATTTCAAGGTGATCGCCGTAATCTTTTCCGTATAACGGATGATTCTTTGGAATACCGACATAACCGCATCTGTGCCCGACATTTCCAAATATGACAACACATTTGTAGCCTGCATGTTCAAACTCACGCTCGACAATATACCGTTTCTCCGGTTCTTCACACTTCTTCACAACTGACACCTTATCAGCACCGTAGGTGTCCACCCACTTCATATCCACCGATTCATCCGTAACTTTCAGCTTTGCGCCTTTGGCATTTAAAACCATGTCTCCGGCTTTTACATCGTCTGATGTAGCAAATATATATGACCGGCTCTGGTTTGGATATTTTGCTTTTATGTAATTCATTTTGAGGCCTCCTATTCAATCAATTCCTTGTCAATAATCTGGAAATTTGCTCTATGGATATACAAAGCCTTTCCATCAATCATGAGTTTCGTTGTTTTCGGCAAATCGTTTCTGACCTCCCAATACACATCGTCTCCAGAGTATGCGCAAATCGGGACACCTAACTGGCTTTGGATTACAACTACCTGCCCTTTTCCAAAAAAGTTTTTGTACTCGTTTACAATTCCAGAAATAGCCGTATTTTCCGAAAAACTTCCTCCTGTTTTGCTCTGAATATCTGATAACTGAAACTCCGCATCAGGTATCAAGCCACTTTCAGAAAATATAATGGTGTCTCCGCAACTCTGTATCTGTTTTCCATCAATATTGATTGTCACAACAGATGATAAACTGTACTCAATTGATGAAGAACCGTCGGTAGAATCGATTTTGCTTTCTTCAATAACATTACCTGTCAATCCGATTTTTGTTCCGCTTGCCGTCAAAAATCTTTCTCCGCAGTTGTCATAAAACTGGCACTCAAACGAATTACCAACAAGCTGACCTTTAATGTCATTTATGCTGCTATCCAAAGAAGCAATATCGCATCCTGCAAGGCTTAACGCCAGCAGAATAATTGCTAAAACACTTGCAATCTTTTTTCTCATTCTGATACCTCCTCAATCTCTCCATTTTCAATCGTATACCAAGTATCCGGCTTGATATTTTCCCCATCAACCTGCACCATCTTTGCGCCGTTAAGAACCCATGCACTCTGGTTATTTCTGTCATATTCCGGATTATCTTTTGAGCCAGTGTATTCCCAGTCTGCAAAAACAAGAAATGACCCAAGAACGCCCTTGGCTTTTGATTTGTAGCCCCAAGCAACAGCTACTGCATCCTTGTATTCTGCCGACGATGCTCCTTTGTATCCGGTTGCAGACGATGCTCCACAGGTGCCGGTTGCCGAGGATGCTCCGTAGTCTCCGGTTGCAGACGATGCTCCTTTGTATCCGGTTGCAGACGATGCTCCACAGGTGCCGGTTGCCGAGGATGCTCCGTAGTCTCCGGTTGCAGACGATGCTCCTTTGTATCCGGTTGCAGACGATGCTCCGTAGCATCCGGTTGCAGACGATGCTCCACAGTTGCCGGTTGCCGAGGATGCTCCTTTGTATCCGGTTGCAGACGATGCTCCACAGTTGCCGGTTGCCGAGGATGCTCCACAGTCTCCGGTTGCAGACGATGCTCCGTAGTCTCCGGTTGCAGACGATGCTCCTTTGTATCCGGTTGCAGACGATGCTCCACAGGTGCCGGTTGCCGAGGATGCTCCGTAGTCTCCGGTTGCAGACGATGCTCCTTTGTATCCGGTTGCAGACGATGCTCCGTAGCATCCGGTTGCAGACGATGCTCCACAGTTGCCGGTTGCCGAGGATGCTCCTTTGTATCCGGTTGCAGACGATGCTCCACAGTTGCCGGTTGCCGAGGATGCTCCGTGCTTTTCATCGCTTTCAGCGTCCTTGTTTACACGTTTTACCGTATATTCGATTGCAGCTTTAACAAGACCAGCAATACTGATTTCTGCTCCGATCTTAATTTTTGTAGATGCTACCTTAGTATCATCATTATGTTTCTGGATTTCTCCGCTCTGCTCTACCTCGTGGTATACGCTTTCATTTGGAGAATAATAATGCAAGCAATCCAGCGGATACTCGCAAGCGTGAAATCCATGATCGCAAACTTCTACGCTTTCTTCCGCGTATTCCTTTCCTTCTTCGTACTGAAAGTCACGACAAGTCATGTCTTTATTAAATCCTTTGTATGTTTTAATACTCTCTCCCATCTAAACTCCCTCCACCTTCAACGAACCATCATATACAAGTTTGTGTATCGTTGGATCATAATTATCATCAATATCATGTACCTCGCCGTGTTCATCCATATATTGCGGTTTTTTTGCTATAAGCAATATTAACTGCGATCTCATTGTTTGCTCGCTAGTCAAACTCTCCGCATTATCAACAAAAATTGGGGCACTCACGCCGTATAACTCGCTAAGAGACCGAATAATGTCAAGCCCGGCTACAATTTTATGTCCGCTGTTCAAAGATGAATATGGGACACCACCCACGGTACACTCGCAGCAATCTTTCATACCTCCGTTTAACTGCATATCGAAAAGCTTGAACTTTACGGTCTTGAAGTGACTGTTGATTGATTCAGAAACCTTGTTGAGTTTGAAACGAATAAACTCTTCCAACAGGTAAAGAATGTGTTCCTGATCGGCAACTTTCTGCCCGATCTCTTTCTGCTCTGTCTGCAACTCGGAAATACGCTCGTCAATCTCAACATTCATAGATGCCTTTGCAATGATTTTGTTTACATCATAAAGACGTTCCTGTAACTCTTTCTTTTCATGATTGAGTGCTTCGACTGCTACATCCTCTCCATTGGCGTTCATCCTTTCAATTTCTGCCAGAATTTCGTCATGCCTTGCTTTCAACCCCACGTACTCTTCATTATGCAAATAATCGGCAATTTCCGGAATCGATGATAATTGCTGGCATAGCTTTTCTTTTTTTGCAATATCTTCCTGCTCCTGTTCCTTTAAGGACTTTATTTCTTCCTTTGCTTTGGCATTTTCATCCCTTAATTTTGTGATAAGATTTTTTCTCTCTGTGCCGATAGCAACCAATCTGTTCAGTGCTGTTCTCTTTTCTGTGTCAAATCTGATCTTTTCTGATTTTAACTTTTCTTCTGCATCCGCCTTGGCTTTTCGCTTTCTGCTTTCAAAATCAGCCTTTAACTGCTCGATTTTATCTTCCGGCAACTTCTGACCACACAATGAGCAAACGGTGCTGTTTTCATCAAATACCCACTCGGATTCATCAAACAGATATGGGAATTCATCAAAAGCCTTTGCTGTTTCTGCGTTGTACTCCTCTCCAAGCCTTTTCCGCTCTGAATCAGCATTGAAAATAACCGTCTCGTTTTCTGAAACCCGTCTCTCTTTCAAAGCAATAGTATCTGCAAATCGCTTCATCTCGTTTTGCAAATCGCGTAATTCTGCTTCGATCTCGCTTCTCCTGTTTGTCAGATCGCGATTCATAGTCTGCATAATTCCAGACATATCAAACTGCAGCTGCATTTCTTCACGTCCTAACTCCATCATTACTCCGTCAGAATCTTTGATCTTCGCATCAATATCTGCAATTTTGGTTTCCAAGTCTGTTTTCGCAAGTTCCTGTTCTGCAACATCGATGTCAACCTTGGATTTCATGGCTTCGTCAATTCGGACTGGAATCTCTGCCTGCTTCTTCTTCCACTCGTTCAATGCTTTGGAAAATTTTGCTCTAATATCATCCGTAGACGGTGCTTTCTCTAATTCCGAAAGCAATGGCGCATACTTCGCGTCCGTCTGTGCCAACTCTACATCTGAAACCTCTGAAACAAGTTTCATAAGAATATCTCTCTGGTCTTTCCATTTCAAGGAAGAGAAATACTGCGGATTAGTCAGCATTTTGAACATTTCCTCGCTCTGTGCCAATTCCGAAACATATGCCTTGAAATCCGCTTCACTCTTCGGATAGCCGTCAATCTCAAACGAATTAACATTCCCCTGCAATACTGCCGTATCGGTTCCACGCTTCTTAACCCAGTTCTGTTTCTGTGTCTTGGAAAGTTCAACTTCCTTTCCATCTACATCCAGAATGGCAGACACCTTGATCTCCACATTATCAACTCGTATTCCTTCGTTCAGTGGTCGTACATTAAACTTTTCCTCTCCAGAACTGTTCTTGTTGAAAAGCAGCCATGTAAACGCATCAAAGATCGTTGTCTTTCCTACGGCGTTCTGTCCGCTGATCTTCGTTTTGCCCGAGAAAGTCACGTCAAGCATCTTGATTCCCTTGAAATTCTCGATGTGAATACTCTTAATTGTTATTTTCATTTTTCCCCTCCTCAATCACATCACATTTGCTTACGGAAACATCATAAGCCACTTTCTTCTCAAACTCCGTGTCAGAAATCTTCTTGTCGTATTCTCGGCTCTGGATTCTGCCAATCAACTTAACACGGGTCCCGATTTTAAATCCGCCTGCAAATCTTGCATTTCTTCCCCAGGCAATGCACGGAATGTAATCAGATTTCCCATAATCTCTGTTTACTGCAATCAGCATGTCTGTGATCTCGCGGCCAAGTGGTGTCTCTCTGTAATTAGGCTCTTTGCAAACATATCCATTGATCGTAATGCAATTCTTGTCAATATTCGCATCTTTTGAGTCAATCGCCTCGATGTCACAAACAAACACGGATAAGATCAACCGGCGTCTGGTGCCTTCCTGTTTGTTGAATGATCGATAACTTCCAGAAACCCTTACCGCCATTCCTGAATATCTGTCCTCCATGTCAAACAGTCTTTCTGAAATGGTTAATGGGATCTCGTCTACGGCGCCACTCTTTCTTTTTACTCCAAGAGACATTTTGTAAAAATTCTCTCCGTATGATTCATACATAAACTCCGGCTCTGAAATAATCACGCCTGCCAGTTCCACTTTGTTGTTTTCCATTGTTTCTTTATTCATATTTGAAATTCTCCTCGTATTATAATGTAGTAGTGTTTATAGACCCTCTCCAAAGTCTGATTCCGTTTCTTCATGAAGTCTTTCAAGTTCAACCGTCCTGTTCATTATGCTTTTTGCATATTCAGTGCGATTCTCGTATGTTCTGGTCAACGCATCTGATTTTCCGCTATAGATCATAAGGACTGTGCTCATGTCTCCCTCATATTTTTCAAACAACTCCGCCAAATAATCGCATCCAACGAGAATATTCCCATACGGATCATAGAGATCTTCTACTCCAAGACGTTCCATCCGGTCTCTGTGATATTTTTCATAAATTTGCATGAGACCTTTGCATCCACCATTCTCCACATCGGCTTGTCCACTGCTTTCATGCTCGATAATCGCCATTACCATTTCCGGGCAAATATGATATTCGTTTGAAATCCCCTTTATATAAGGAAGATACTCATTTGAAATCCATGTATCGCTCGGTTCCGTTGCTGTCGTATGTAATGTAGGTAATACCATCGTCAGTGTCATCACCATCAACATAATAATCATGATCTTCGACAATCTCTTCCGCATCCTGCCATCCTCCTTCAATTCTTGATCCGGCATACAATAAAAGTAAGCTGATTATGGTCGGTATCGCTACAATAGGATTTTCCGTTGCATCCGCACACATACAAAGAAAAAAGATCGCCGAGCCTACAAATTCAATCCCCCTTGCCAACTTCTTCATCCGCACTTCACTCCCGCCACTTATAAGAATCACTTTCAATTTCCTGCCCGTGCAAGGACACAAAATCTGTTATTACCGCAATAAATTCTGAATTGGTTGGCTTCCCCTTTTTCGGCGAAACCGTATAACCAAAAATCTCATTGATCGCATTCACATTTCCATTTATCCATGTGACCTCTATTAAGTTCCGGATGTTTCTTTCTACTTTGGATGCGGTAGTTCCGTTCTCTTCTGCGATTTTTGCATAAATTTCCTTCATAACAACATCTAAGCGCATCCCTGTCGTCCAGACATTTCTCTATCGCTCTAATTGTGTATGTGTATCCTTTGAGCGAATGGCTTGCGCCGATCTGATCTAACGTTTTTCTTAAAGCAATGTTCGTTTGTTTATCCATGAATTCCTCCTGTTAATCTTTCCAATTCCATATGAGTTATTGGAAGCTACCAGTTTTCCGTTCTATTTTTCATAAAAATAACCTCTGTTCAAGAATTTGTTGACGAAGTATATCTGACCTTTTCCTGTTACCTTGGTTGTCCGAGTAATTCTTACTGATCCATCCGGATTCTGCACGTTGCTTTCCTTTACCTCGAATAACCCCTGTTCAACATATCTCTGCTGCGGCATATTCTTTGACGAACCGTTTTTAATAAGGAAGTTATTCTCACGCAACCACTCAAACAACCGCTTCTGTCCTATCTGATAGCCGTTCTGGCAGATCAGCTTTGCCAAGTCTCCGATAAGAATTGATGTGTGACTTGTTGCTACAGCATCAGCAAAGATTTCTTTCGGTTTCATTCGCTGATTTTCCGCGATCAGCCTTGTGTTGTTTTCCTTAAGGCTGTTGATTTTCTCGTCAGCCATCTTTAACGCTCTGGCAAATACCTGCTCCGGTGTGTTCCACGCCTTTTCCAAGTCGATGAGGTACTGGCGAATTTCTTTTCCTTTTTCCGTTCTCTGCAACATACAAATCTGTTTTGCCATATCAACAGAAATATCAATATCGTCTACCTCTCGCTGAACCTCTCTGGTTCCCTCGATTTGAACCCGTACTTTTTTGTTCGGGGTTGAAAAATCTATGCCCTGTACGAATCCATACCCAGAATATCTTTCAAACCATTTACTAAAACGTTCTGTACCTTTAACTCCGTCTTCTTTCGATAATAAATCGTATAAATCTCTTGCCGATACTGTCTGTGTATCAAAATTGACTTTCACTAACTCGTCCATTCCATCCAACTCCTTTCCGTGTTATAATCCTCCATAAGGAGGTGGTAACCATTAACAAATGTCCACTTAACGATTTTAGAGATTGCATCCGCGATTGTGCTTGGTATGTTTCCAGTTCTGATTGTTGTGCTGTTCATAAATTAAGTAATTTAAAAAGCATTAAAAATCTTTCAGAGCTAAAATCTATCGAAAGAAACATATCTAGCATCGAATCAATACTCAATCGGCATCAATCCTAATAATCGTTTCAGCGATACGGTCGATTTCGCCTGCAATGCGAATTTTTGTTTCCGTATCTGATGTTTTCTTACTTTCCTCTGCCAGCGTTTCGATTTGCTGGTAGAGGGTATCTTTTAATTCTTCAATGCTATGCAACATTCTTCTCCTTTCTATGTTATAATTCCCTTATCATCAAATAAGGGAGGTGTAATTTTGAACGATGAATATGTATCTGCCTACGCTATTGCTAAAATCTGTGGATATAACGGTTCTTTCAATGATTTCAAAATCAAGTACGACCAATACTGCGAAGAAATCAATGAAGAAATTTCGGAAGAAGAACCAACTTTAGCAAAAGTATCTGCATCTACTAATCCTTTCCGTAGGCACAGCCCGTTCTAAAATATTTTGCTAACGGAGCAACGGCGTTGAGAACATTGATAGACAATCTAATGTTTGTCTCATCAATTTTCTTTTCGCCATTAAGAATTTTGCTGTAATCGTCCAAAACATTAAATGCGACATGCTGCGCCATTTCTTCAATGTCAATATATCTTCCGTCTTTACGCTCAACAATCGTTGCTTTTCCAGATGAATCCAAAACAGAATATCTTGATTTTTCCAATGTTTTTTACATCTCCTTTCTAGTAACTTCTTAAGTTACTTTCTTTGCAAAAAAAATATCCATTGGATTTTGGATGTGAAGGTTATCAATCATAACCTGAATTTCGTCGCTTCCAAAAACGCCCTTACTCATTCTCATATAAAATGTTTTTGGCGTAACTCCAATCATTTCCGCAACATCAGCCTGTGTTTTGCCATTTTCAGCAATAACGCCGCGAAGTTTGTTTGTATCAACCATCTGACTACTCCTTTCTAACTTCGTAACTTTTGAAGTTACTTTTATTATATTCCATTTTGGTAACTTGTCAAGTTATTTTTTTCTTGACGAGTAACTTTTTTGTGTTATAATAAAGTTACCAATAGGAAAGGAGGAAAACTCAAATGACAATCGGAGATAGGATAAAAAAGCAGAGAGAGCTTTTAGGTATTTCACAAGTAGAGCTTGCAGAGAAAATAAAAGTTTCAAAGCAAACACTATATAAATATGAAAACAACATTATTACTAATATTCCAAGTGATAAAATAGAAATTATTGGGAAAGTTCTTGAAGTTTCTCCATCTTATTTAATGGGTTGGGAAGATAATTTAGAAAACGCACCAGATATTCTTCCAGACCTTATGTCAGATAGTGAATTGCTGGATAACTTAAAAATGCTAATGAAACTTAGCAAAGAACATAGACAGACTATATTTGACAATATAACCTATTGGCATGAAAAAGAGGGGCACTAAATGCCCCACTTTTTTTTGAATGAAAGTATTGTGTTATATAAAAATTTCAAAAATCGCTCGTTGTCGCACTTAACGACCATTTCAGTTATTTTTTCCTTGTAAAACGCTGTTTCCTCATTGCACTCATTTTCCCCCATCTTATTCTCCTCCAATCTCTGCAACCGATAATGTTAATGTCATTATAGAACGTATGTTCTTTGCAGTCAACCCCACACAAAAAAATTACCATTATTTGCCAGTAACATTTGAGAGGGCAATGAATCGCCAAACATCGCCCTCTCTCCAGAACTTGAAGTGCCCTTATCGGACAATTTTATTTTACAAATTTTGCCAGCATTATTCAAATCATTTCGATCGCAAGTTTCGACAGAAATCGTCTGATTTGTCACTTTGGGTCAATAAAAACGTCTGGGTTTTGAATAAGTATAAAACACTGCTTATGCAGGTTTGTTCCAAACATGTTTAGACTCCAATACTAAAGAAATGTACTTGCACACGAGTCGCCAACGTAGCTGCCCCTCTATTCTTCACAGCCATATTGTACCCCTCCATGTTGCCGGTAAAGTTTAACGAGTTACCCGAGCAATTTATTATATAAATATATCCGCCATTCTGATACTCGCTCGGGATTGCCTGGTAAAATTCTCCGCCCGCGGCCAATACGATCTCCTGTTCATACAACCCCACATACCGCATAGCCTTTGCCATTCTTGTATCCGTCTCCGTTTTCGTGTAATATCTATCATCATGATAATGCACGGCATTGGCTTTATTTTCGGATAAATATTTTCCCATCCGTGCAGATAAACAATCTGTACTGCTTGTAGATGTAAGATTATCCTGCACCGGTCGCCATGTATTCGCCGGTATTGTGGGTTTATTGCTTAAATCATCATAGCTACCTGAAAAAGCCACTGGCTTAAGATCAGACAGCCACTTTGCAATCTTACTAAATAGCGCAGACAACTTCTCGCCAGTGGTTATGTTGGCGCGCTCCGCCGCCGCCGAAAAAGCCACCGTCGTGTCCGAAGCATCCCCCTCCTCGGCTACTGCCCCAACATCCGCCGCCGACAGACTTACGTTTCCACGGCGGTAGGCTGCCTCCTTTGCGCCCTTGACCCCCGTCACCGGAGTACCCGCCAGAACATCCCACTTGCCGTCTGATGTTTTGTAGATATTTGCGCCGGCAGGAATTACATTCCCGGATCCCTCTTTAAAATCATCTGTGGTCGTAAATTCGTCTGAAATATTAAACATCCATCCTGCATTGACATCCGCAAGCGCCGGAAGCTCTGCAAAAGTACATGTGCCATGCGGCTGCAATCCGCCTTTTAGCCCCTCTGACACATCCTTTGCCTGCTGGTAATAATACTTGGCATTGTCAGAGTCCTCTCCATCTCTGCTCCCTGTGCCGCCAACAGCATAGCTTTCTGCCTTGGTTGCACTTGCTGCCGCCGATTCAGCTTTTCCGATAATTTCTGTTGCTTTCCGTGTGGCAATATCGGCTTTCTCACTAGCTGTAATTGCTGATTCACTGGCGGATGTTGCCTTTTCTGTCGCGGTCTGTGCTGATTCAACAGCTGCATCTCTGCTTGATTTTGCCACATTCTCAGATGCCTTTGCATTAGATTCTGATTGTGCCGCTGCCGCCGCACTTGTCTGTGCATTGCTTTTGGATGTTGCCGCCGCTGTCGCACTATCCTGCGCCTCTGTTGCCGCACTTCTTGCATTATCCTCGGATGTTGCCGCATTGCTTGCGCTTGTCTGCGCCTTTGCAACCTCTACTTTGACCTTTGCCAGATAGTTTGGTTCCAGATGTTCTTCTTTGATGCTTCCCTCTTTTACGATAGCTGACACCTTGCCGTCTGTATCGATGATAAATGCTACTGTATCCGTGTCTAAAAATTCATACTGCGTAATCAGCGCCGATAAATCTATGTACTGCTTCGTGCCATCGATCAGAGTCAGTATAATCTGCTGTGTAGTCGGGTTATAAGTAAAGTTGACAGCAATTTTCTCCATCTGTGTGTCAATGGTAACCCTAGAGCCATTTTTCTTCGTAATGGTAATAATTCCGGTAGATTCCTCAAATGTCACATTTGATACAAGTGTAGCAACCTCTGTTTTTGTTGCCTTGGTTGTGTCAAGCGTAATCACACGGTCGTCAATGGTATCTGTGGCACTGTCCAAATTGTTGAGATTCGCTTCATTCAAAGGCGTAGCATCGCTCGGGTAATTCTCCCAGTTGATACGTTTATATGCTTTATTCATGATCCTCGCTCTCCTTTTTAAGATTTTCCTGCATCTGCTCCCGCTCGGCGATAACGTGCCGGTTTGCTTCCGCTTCTACCTGGTGCAAAATATCCTTAAGCACCAGATGTTTTACTTCAATAGGAACATCACTGCTTGCATTTATAAAATTGATAATGTTATTTTCAAACTCACGGATTTTTGCGTTGACCATTTTCTTATCTTACTTTCCTTTTTAATTCTTCTATTTCCTCTTGCTGTAACTGTACCGTAGCTATCAGATCAGCAATCAACTCTGTTTTGTCAAGTGAATAATAGGCATTGCCGTTCGGGTCTGGATTCTCGGAGCAAATCGCCCAGTCTTCATCTCCAATCGCCGCCAGCACTTCCTGTGCAATCAGACCATGCCGGTAATGTCCCGCGGCGTCATAGTTATAAATAAATCGGCACGGACGCAGAGACTGTATAAGCGCTGCGCTCTTTTCCCGATCAAGAGATTCTATACCGTGTTTTAGTCGCTTGTCCGAATAAGATTCCCACCCGTAGGATGAGATTCCTTTTCCGGTCGACAACATCTGTGCAATCGTATTGGCTGATGTATCACGCACTGATACTGCCGAATAGCTGGCTGTGAGTTCCCTCGTATCTGCTACTGACTTCAATCCATCTGTTCCCATCTGCACAAGAGTGCCTTCCCGTTTCAATTCAACCAAGTTGTCCGTACTCTCTGTCGCGTCAATGTGCACATACCCGCCGGTCATCTCCACAGATCCCCTGAGTTCCAACAAATCAGCTCTAATCTTTAGTCCCTCTGCTGACTGGTTAATTTCCGAAACGACACTGTCTCGGGAAACTTTGCTTGTGATCCCTTCTGCATTAATTTGTATTGCCGCCGCAAGCTGTCCCTCTTTTTCTGTTGCCCGGTTTACCTCTGCAGTAATGCTTTCTGCTGTCTGGGTTATCTTTGATGATAATGTTCCCTCTGCATTTGTTGCCCGGTTTACCTCTGCAGTAATGCTTTCTGAATTCTGGGTAATCCGTGATGATAACCCGTCAGTGGTATTCTTTACTTCTGAACGGATTTCTGTGGCTGTCTGTGTGATCTGGGACTGCAAGCCCTTTTCCACATCAACGATTGTCGACTTTGTTTCCTCAATTGACCGTTCCAGCGTGTTGCTTTTTCCTTTCAGTTGCAATATGCTCCGCTGTATTCCGTTGACCTTACTTGTCCGGTACTCTTCCCCGTCCGCTTCCAGATCATCACGCAAAGCCTGTATGCCTTTCAGCGTGCGCTTTAGGATGTAAGTCTCGATCAGTTCATATTTTGTAGTCAACCGTACCGCATCTCCGACCTCAAGGCATGGATTTCCTTTGCAGTCAGCACTAAATGGTCTGTATATAATTCCTTTTATCTTTGATAACGTTTTTTCTCCAATTTCGTTTAATTCCTTTGTCCCTTTCCCATAAACAAGGAAATTTCCCTCGATCACATAAGTGTTTCCGCCATCACCTACAATTGCTCCTATATCATTCTCTTTTTCACGAATTTGCAGTTTGTCAATCGTTCTGACAATATAATCTTCATATTGTGCTGAAATGTACTGGCTTTTACTTATGCTAGTGCTCTTTGGATTTCTAGGATAAAGATCATCCGCCGGGTAAAGATCATTCGCCGGATAAAGCCCCTGCATCTCTTGCGTTAAGTACACATAGCGAAACTTTCCAACGCGTCCGATATTTCCCATACAACCGTTAATTTCAAGTATACAAAACAAAACCTCTTTTCCGCTTATGGCTTCGCCTATCGTGCTTTTCTCTGCGGTATCTGAACTTCCGCTACTTGATGCTTTCACTTCTACAGTTTTTTCAATAATCATTTCATCATTTACAAGAGATACTTCTTCCTGTTCCACTCCAAAATGATTAAAAAAGCTATCTCTGAATTGTTTGAGCGTTACCTTGCTATCTTTTTGTGGAAGTATCTGATTGTACCAATTAGTAACATCAGATGATAAAATATCATACAAAGCATCGTAAGCTACCACATCCCGGCACGTCCGATCTGCCGTAGGTGTGTCAGAATAAACCTTGTATCTTCCTATTTGGAATGGTTTATCTTTGTGACCATCAAGAGTCAGCTTTGCAGTCAACCACTTGCCTTTCATTGGCAAGAATACATTGGACACCGTGAATTTAATCATCCCGGCTTCACATGCCCCGAATGTTAATTCAGATTCCGAACACAAGCTTTCTGTCAATTCAAATTTTTCTTGGTGCAGTTCGGTGTTTGTGATATTGATTTTTCCATCATCAGATACGATGTTTAACTGTTTGTCTACGCTGTCCTTTAAAAACAGGCTTGAATATTGGTAATTAACCATCGTATACACCCCCTATAAATGCCAGTCTTACAGAGTTGTAATGAATTTGACCTCCATAAGTTCCGTATATTGTAGGTTGAAAATCTGCCATATAGCCGTACTGTGTTACATAATCGTCATATTCCGGGATGTACGCTGTGATATAGCAGGCTCTTCCGGTTGCATTGGCAAACTGCTGACGGATTTTACTTATAATGGCATTAAATTCCGTGTTTGTAAGCATAGCCCGTGTTTCAAACTCAACTTTTAACGCCTTTAATTCCACGGCATTTCTATGTAGATAACCATTGGCATCCGTATAATCATCTAAGTCCTGCATATTCACATATGGGCTATATGTTTCCGGTTTCATGAAAGACATTGGTACTGTGTAATTTCCAATCTTTAACAGCCATCCGCTGTACGCCATGTTTCCACCACCTAACTGTTTTGGTTTGCGGCTGTCTCAAATGACAGTCGGTAAATCTCGATTTCCACAACATGATTCACTTTCTCCATCAGCGCGTCACTATTAAGTATCGTTCTTACAATTTCTTCAATGCTTCTCATAGATTTTACCTTCCTTTCGTTTGCTGTTTGACAACCATTCCAAAAAGCGGTATAATCCATGTATCAACCGCTTTTGGTGGCTGTGTTGAATAAAGCGTTTAACTTGTCTAGGGTTGGAACGCTTTATTTTTTGTTGATTTCTTCTTTCACTTTTCTAATCCCCATGTTGATAACATCCGTTCTGCTTGTTTTTAACTTATCCGCACAATATTGCAAATCCTCTGCTTCTGCTTTTGTAAGTCTCAAATCAAGCCTAACATTTTTAGGATTATCAGTAAGTTTCTGTCCTTTTTTTAATGGAGACACATAATCACTTCCTCTCTTTTTGATTGCACGTGCAATCTTTATGCCTTAATAATATATGTACGTGCAAAGAAAGTCAATACTATTTTGAAATATTTTTCAAAAAAAGAAGCGCATCTCTGCGCTCCCTCTTATATACCCGCTTTCCCCAGCCTTTCCCAATCTGCATCCCTAGTACATTCATCCTTTTTCTTCAATAAGTTTTCGTTCTCTTTTTCCAGTTTTTCTATTTTTATTTCCAATTTCTTTTTCTCTTTTTTCAATGCAATATTCTCTTTTTCCAAATCGTCCGCACGAATAAGCGCGTTTGACTCCCGATTAAAAAGATCAGTATTGTGCGCCTTTAATGCATCTTTTTCTTTATTTAACTCTCTTATTTCCCATTTGTAATTCTTTTTATCTTGCGTCATCTTAATTTTCAATTCTTCTATCGTTTGATGTGCTTTATTCAACTTCTTTTTGCACTCATTTAGTTCTGATTCAGACTCCCTATTCTCCATCGTAATTCTCCACATATTAAATCCAAATTTATATGAAAGTGTAGCCACAATCATTACATATAATTTTATTTATTTCATATGTTTGATCTTTTCTCAAAATCTTTTCCTTTTTATTTACTAAAGTAAACGGTTTAAATGGATTTAGATTTGCAGTGTATCTTGTCTTTGTTTTGCCTGGTACAAATTTCTGCTCCGTATAATGAGAACAATTTTCGCTCCCACATCTTGGACAGTAAACCTCTTTTTTTTCTCCGAATAAAGTATATTTATATATACCATTAAATCCCGTGTTTTGAGATCTTTCAACAGAATTTCTTAAGAATAATTTTCCAACACCTGTAATCTCTGGCTCTTTTGGGCGTTCCCACCCTCTATCATTTTCGTTTTCTTGTTCGTATGATTTATAAAATTCACTTTTCCCCGCAGACATTTCATTGTTTTCGTGTTGTTTCAACGGAAATCCGCAATTGATACACATTTCTGCTTTGTCTGAAATTTCTTTTCCACATTCAGGACATTTAATCAACGCCATGTGTTACCCTCCCGCCACTTATAATAAAATAATTCTACCACAAGTGGCGGTATTTGTCATTAGAAAATATATGCTTCTCTTCCAGTTCTGTTAAAATAATCTTTTGCATAATTGCGAGCACTTTTCCCGATCTGCTCTGATGTAATCCCAAATTCTTTTTCCAAAATTCCTTGAAGCAACTGATTTTGCTGTCTTAGCAATTCCATTTCCTGTTGCGCCGTACTGTACACGGCATCTCGAATACCGGTAATTTCCTGTCCACCGGCAACTGCTGTTTTTCCTCCGACGGTTCCAAGCATTTCTGCCCGTCCATTTTCTCCTGCCATAAACATACTGTACTGGCTCGGGAATCCTCCTGCGGCAAAAGTAGGAATCTTTCCAAGATTTATACTTCCGGCTCCAACAATCTGCTTTCCAGCAATGTTTACCGCATCCCACGAAAAAGAAAGCTTTGAGTTCATCCAGTTTGCAAATCCGTTCCATATGTGCTTTACAGCGGCTATAGCATTATTCCATGCATTTTTTAATCCATCTGAAATACCACTAAATGTCCACTTGTCTGTTGTAAACTTTGGAGCAACATCTTGATTCCACCACTTATAGAATCCGGTGTTTTCCCACCATCCAGTAAATTCCTCCCACTTTTTAGATAGACCTTTTCTTATGCTTTCTCCAAGATTTTTCCATGTATCTTCTGTAAACCATGGAGAAACTTTCTCGTTCCACCAAACGGCTATACCTGTGTCACTCCACCATGTAGAGAATTCCTCCCATTTAGTCGAAAGACCTTCTTTTATTCCGTTTCCTATTTCAAGCCAATGATCTTTAGTAAACCAAGGCAAAATATTTTCTTGAATGTATTCAGATGCTTCATTCCACTTTTCTTCTATTTTACCTTTTATTTCTCCTATTTCTGTCTGTATTGAAAGCTTTTTTTCTCCCCAATATTCTTTTACATCTTCCCACCATGAAGAAACATCCTCTAAAGTTGTTGTTAATTTATTGCGAACGGGTAGTTCAACATCTAATCCCCACCATTCTTTTACGTCGTCTTTAAACCCAGATATTTTTTCTTTCAAGTTTGGAAGAACAACTTCTGCTCTTAAGTCCACATTATCTAGTCCATTTATTTGTTTCCACTCATCTATCCATGCTTTTAAATCAAAGCTACTTGGAACTTTTAGGCTGTCTGGTACATTATTGTTAAAATCGTTTAGTGCCTTTTGGTATTCATCTAAAGATGCATAATCTTCTTTTTTCGGCATCTTAATGTTTAAGTCAACTCCGTCTGAATAACGATCAAGTATTCCTTTTTGACTCAAAATGCCCCCACCATATGCATTTATCCACTCAAACGGATTTATAAGCTGCTTTAAGCTTTCTTGCAAATATTGTAAAAATCCACCATCCTTATATGCTTTTACTAGATTTTCTGCATCTTTTTTTATACTGTCTTTTCCAATAGTAAAAGTTAACGCCCCAACTGCAACGGAAAGTGAAATCGGAACTACATAAGAAAGAATTGACTTTACTGACTCTTGTCCAAACGCCGCCACAAACTTCTCACTAATCAGTTTTCCTATCGTTTCCTTAAGAATTTTACCTGTAAGAATTTTACCTGCATACTTAAGTGCAAATGCTCCAATAATAAGAGATATTGTCTCAAGATCAATTTCACTCAAAAAATCCGTTACACCATCCCATACTTCTGACCACTTGATATTTCCAATTGCTTTTGTAATAGTGTCATATATTCCATGAACCCATGTATTGATCGTTCTACCAAGTGCCGAAAAATCAAACGTTTCAAAGAAGCGATTCACTCCTGCGGCAATGGAATCTCCCAGATTTGTCCAGTCAAATTCTTCTCCAAATGACAAGGCTGCATAAATTGCTGTGTTAAGCGCACTTGCAATCGTCATGCCGACATCTCCGAACAATCTTGGTGTAATAAGACCATTAAGGAAATCTGCCAGCCCTTTTCCAAAATTTCTAGCCTTGGAATAAATTCTATCCCAGTCAATAGATTCCATGGCATCTGATAACGCATCACTGATATATGCCCCAAGTTCCCTCAAACTTCTGATCTGACTTTCATAGTCCTTGAAAATAGTATCTACCTGTACCAGCCCACCGGACGCACCACCGCCGGATGCACCACCACCGCCAGAACCACCAGAACCAGATCCGCTTGAATTATCCGGAGTGGTAATCAGATTCAATTCGTCAAAGGCTCTTAAGCCCTTATTCATCTTTTCAACGTTCTTAGCTGCCTGTCCAGTGCTGTCTGCTATATCAGCCGCGCTCCCTGCTGCATCAGACCAATCATCTGCCAAACCACCGGCAGAAATCTCAAATTTCCATCCGAAGATTGATCCTAACGCATTGGTTACTGTCGTTGCAAAAGCAATAACTTTCTGCATGACTGCATTAAGAGTTCTTACAAACGGTTTAAAAGCGTTAATAAGTGCGCCACCGATAATAGCCGCAAGCTGTTCAAATGACTGCTTAAGTATTCTTATCTGGTTTGCCCATGTGTCTGATGTTCTCGCAAAGTCTCCTTGCGCCGCGGCTGTATTAGCCATAACATACTGATACCGAAGCATGGTCTTTTCTGCCTGTGTCATAGACGAAATGTCAGCATCCAGTCCCTGTTTCATAGCCCATTCTTTAAGAGTAGCCTGTGTGAGGTCAAGACCGTACTTTCTTAAAGGCTCTGTCTCCCCGGTAAATACTGCCTGCAAGTTTCTCGCAACGTCAGACTGCTCCATATCATAGAAAGAAGCCATATCAGCAGTCAGCTTTGTAAGCTGTAGCGACATATCAGCCATCTTTCCTTGTGAAAATCCCATGGCTGTACCCATAGCTTGGAAACGGCTTGATACCTGTTTAGCGGTCAACTCTGACATGCCAAAATCCTGTATGGATGTTTTTGAAAAGTCCTGTATCAGCTTCTCATAATTGCCGAACGTGGTACGTACAACGTTCTCAACCTCTGTCAAAGAAGATGATATGTCGATAGCATCCTTGATCTTTGAAAAAGCACGAAACAACAGCCAGTATGATGCGTACAGCTTTCCCAACGCTGCAGCAAGGCTAAAGCTGTTACTCTTTGCCTTGTTCGCAGATCCACTAAAAATGTTCAAACTTTTTCCGAGAGATGTTGCTGCTCTACCGGATGATGCTCCTGTTTTTGCCAAATTGGCAAGTGCTTCTGTCATCCGGATGATGTTTGCGCTTACGTTAGGTGCTTTCGAAAGCGTCTCAAACAGGTATTTAAGGTTATCTGCAAGCAAAGGTATGTTGTTTACTGCCCTGCCGCTCGCAACGCTTCCTAACCTTGATATGGACGTCACAAGGCTACTCATGTTTGTCATATCAAATTTCAGTTCGCCGATTTTATTCATCTGGCGCACAAAGTTCTGCAACTGCGCTGATATTTGCGGCAAATTGGCTGTTGCCTGTGTAGAATTCGCCAATCCAAGTTTGCTAATGCTTGTAATTAGATTCGACAAACCTGTTGTATCAAAGTTAAGTGCCCCTACGCTGTTCATTCCTTTGACAAAGTAAGCAAGGTCATCCTTAATTTTAACTAGATTGCTTGTTCCTACAGTAGCTAACGTTCCGCCCATTTTAGACAGTGCCGCCGCCGTATTCATAATTCCACTTGCATCAATCGTTTTTGTATCTTTCATTCCTGCCGCAAGATTTTTCATTGCCGCAGATATACCATAGAAAGATGATGTGTCTACATTTGAAAATTTGCTTAATGCTGTGGCAAGTGATGTAATCTCTTTTGATTTTGCACCCTTAAACCCTGTTGCCGCGTCAGACATGCTTCTAATTCCAGATGCTATGTTTGAAAGTTTACTGGTATCAAATGATAGACTTTTCCCAAGACTATCCAAACTTGATGCAAGTTTATCAATTGAATCACTCGCTTTTGCAGAATCAGCCTTAATTTTTATCTGTAATTCATCAATATCTGCCATGACCGCACCAACTTTCTACGCATAATAAAAAGACGGTAGGCTGTGACACCTTACCGTCCTTGATTTTTTACTGAATCAAAATTTTCTGCCCTACATAAATTTTGTTTGGGTTCTTGATCCCGTTATCTTTCTGCAATTTTGCAACCGTTACATTGTTTTCTTTTGCGATCTTTGAAAGCGTATCTCCGCGTCGTACCGTATACGTTATCTTTTTATCTTTAGACTGCACAGAAGCATCCGTTGATCGAATATCTCCATCGTTGCACCAGCCTACCGCAACTCCATTTTTTGAAAAGCAATATGGATTGTGCGTACCCGCTTTGATTCGCGTAATCGTTCCGGAAGCATACTTGATGATCGCATCTCCAATACCAGCCGTGGAAGATTTGTAGTAAGAAGAAACCGTGATTTCCTCTCCAACCTTATGAAGTGTATTTTCTGGCTCCGGCATAACATTTACCGTGTCTACCGCTACATACAGTTCATTCAGATCGACGCATCCAGAAACACCGGCTACAAATCCCTTTGAACTGTACTGCCATCCGTAAAGTTCATGAAGAATATCAGGCTTCTTGTCTTCCGGCGCGTCTGCCGTAATCATCATAGGCGTACTGGAAGGGTATCTTGCGACCCAAAACGGGCAATCAATATGCTCAAGATATGGCTTGATATAGCTGTTGTAAAAAGACAGACCCGTGTATACACCAAATTTGCACCCTGCGGCTTCAATGATCTTCTGATATTCATTGATAATAGAGACAATCTTATCGCCAATATTCTGCTGGCACTTATCCTCTACATCCAGCCACACCATCACATTTCTTCCGGCAAGAACTTCGATCACTCTTTGCGCATCGGTCTGTGCCTTTTCTGCGTTAGTTGCGTAGCTGTAATTGTATACACCCTGCACTGGAACGCCAGCTTCTGTTGCTCCTGTCCAGTTTGCTTCAAAATACTTGTCCGGCTGCAAATCTTTTCGGATTACTTTCAAAATGGCAAATTCAACGCCGTTCTCTGCTACTTTTGACCAGTTAATATTTCCATTGTACCCGGAAACATCAATACCTTTAATTTTCATGTGGCACCTCTTCTTTCTTTGGGTGGCTCAACTCATAATTTGATTGCATAATTTTGAGTTTTGCCACAAATAATTCTCTTTGTTTCTGAATTTCCTCTTCTGTCATTTCAGAATCGTTTAACAAACTATGCTCTGTGATAGGCTTGTCTACATACTTTGATTTAGCTTTTTTACCAGCAAGACAATGTTCTACTGCCACCGATACCGCTGACGATCCATATGTTCCAAACCACATCCACATATCATTGTCTTTTTGCTTTTTCTCTAAGTTGTAAGCGTCTGCATATGGCTTTAAATCAGCCGGACAAGACGTGTCTATTTCATGCACAGTAAATCCGTACCCCTTTGTAACTAAAAGCCAAAACGGGCGGATTTCCGTGCAATACGTTTCCCATGTAAGCTCTCGCTGTTCTTCTACTTTTTCCTCGGAGTTTTCTTCTCCGCTTCTTTCTGCTCTGCTTTGAGCAGTTTTGATAAAAAACCGTTTTCAAGTAACTCTGCTAAAAGTGCATTGTAAAGTGCATGAACATCTGCATCTTCTCCGTCAAAGTAGTCATCCAGCATGGCATATACTTTTCCAAGCTGCTGTTCCTTTTCTTCTTCAGTTTCCAAGTTGTATCCAA